CTCTCCAGGAAACCCGGGGCGGTTCAGGATTAGTGGTAGCCGCAGCAAATAACAGGGCGTTCGCAGAGCGCCTTGTTGGTGTTTACAGACTAGCCAAAGCAGGAGTGAAACATGGGCGTCGTTAAGTTAGCTGATTACAGGCCTCAACTGGAGGTCGTGGAGCATCGCGTGGCAGATACCGAAGATGGTTTCATGCGCGTTGCTAACGAGATTACCGACAGTCTGCTGATGGCTGATTTAACCGTCCGGCAGTTGAAGGTGATGCTCGCTATCATGCGCAAGACATACGGATTCAATAAGCCGATGGATCGACTCACAAACACGCAGATAGCAGCCATGACAGGTATTCATCACACTCATGTTTGCGCTGCCAAGCGCCAGCTTATTGAGCGTAAATTCCTCATTGCTGATGGCGTGAAAATCGGAGTGAACAAGGTGGTTTCTCAGTGGATTAGCCAGGACAGCTTAACATTAGCTAAAACAGCTAATAAAACATTAGCCAAGTCGGCTAATGGGTATAAGCCAAGTCAGCTAAACACAAAAGACAATATACAAAAGACAATAAATACAAATACCCCCTTACCCCCTAACGGGGATGGCGATGGGCAGGTTAAACCTGAACGTCGCAAGGCAGAACGAATCGACTACGAATCCTTCCTGAACGCCTACAACACCGAAGTCGGTGACAGACTTCCACACGCTGTTGCGGTCAACGAGAAACGAAAACGCCGCCTGAAGAAAATTATCCCGCAACTGAAAACGCCAAACGTGGACGGTTTCAGAGCGTATGTCAGGGCGTTTGTGCATCAGGCCAAGCCGTTTTACTTCGGAGACAACGACACGGGCTGGACGGCAGATTTTGATTACCTGCTGAGGGAAGATTCGTTAACGGGAGTTCGGGAAGGGAAGTTTGCAGACAGGGGGATTGCATGAGACAGGATATCGAAGCTAGCGTTATCGGTGGCCTGCTGATTGGTGGATTAACTCCAACCGCCAGTGACGTTCTGGCAACGCTGGAGCCGGAAGCGTTTTCAATTCCGCTCTACCGGAAAGCCTTCGAGGTTATTCGCAAGCAGGCGAGAAACAGAAACCTAATCGATGCGCTGATGGTTGCCGAGGCGTGCGGAGAGGAGCATTTCACGTCAATCCTGATGACCAGCAAAAACTGCCCGAGTGCCGCAAACCTGAAGGGATATGCCGGAATGGTCGCGGATAACTATCACCGCCGTCTGGTGCTGGAAATCATGGATGAAATGCGTGAACCAATCCAAAGCGGAACCATCGACGCATCGAGTCAGGCGATGGATGAACTTGTAAAGCGTCTTTCAGCCATCAGAAAGCCCCGTGACGAGGTTAAACCTGTACGGTTAGGGGAAATATCACTGACTACACTGACACGCTTGACAGGCGTCTGAGGAACGGAGAAGAGTCAGATACCCTGAAGACCGGAATCGAAGAGCTTGACGCTATCACTGGAGGGATGAACGCAGAAGACCTGGTGATTATCGCCGCTCGTCCTGGTATGGGGAAAACCGAACTGGCGCTGAAGATTGCCGAAGGTGTGGCAAGCCGCGTTATTCCTGGTTCTGACGTCCGGCGCGGGGTATTGATTTTCTCAATGGAAATGAGCGCATTGCAGATTGCAGAGCGAAGCATTGCCAACGCCGGGAGGATGTCGGTTAGCGTACTGCGAAATCCTGCATCGATGGATGACGAGGGCTGGGCACGTGTTGCTAACGGCATGAGTCAGCTTGCAGATTTGGATGTATGGGTAGTCGATGCTTCGCGGTTATCGGTCGAAGAAATACGCTCAATCGCAGAACGGCATAAGCAGGAAAATCCAAACCTGTCACTCATCATGGCGGATTATCTTGGCCTGATTGAGAAGCCGAAAGCAGACCGCAACGACCTCGCAATTGCTCACATCTCCGGAAGCCTGAAGGCGATGGCGAAAGACCTGAAAACACCGGTTATCTCCCTGAGTCAGCTTTCGCGCGATGTTGAGAAGCGACCAAACAAACGCCCGACAAACGCAGATTTGCGTGATTCAGGAAGCATTGAACAGGACGCAGACTCAATCATCATGCTCTATCGGGAAGCGGTATATGATGAGAACAGTAGCGCCGCGCCATTTGCTGAAATCATCGTGACGAAAAACCGTTTTGGCTCGCTTGGTACAGTTTACCAGCGGTTCTGTAACGGACACTTTGTTGCATGTGACCAGGATGAAGCCAGACAGATTTGCACAGCATCAAATGCACCTGCTGCGCGTGGCAGACGATATGCACAAGGGGCTGACGTATGACCATCTACATCACTGAGCTAATAGCAGGGTTATCGTTACTAATGGTTCTTACTGTATATATTATTAAGTATATTCTTTATGCGAATAAAAAAACTAATTGATCACGATGAGCTTCTGTCAACATTATCATATGACTCAGAAACAGGAATATTTAAATGGCTAAAAACAAATTCAGTAGTAAGAGTAAAAGGTAGTATTGCTGGAGGTGTTAGTGGTGGTTATATATGCATTAGTATAAATAATGTTTTGTATAAGGCGCATAGACTTGCTTGGTTCTATGTATACAAAAAATGGCCTCCTAAGTTTATTGATCATGTAAATGGGAACAGACTTGATAATAGGATTTCAAACCTAAGACTGGCAACAGAAGAGCAGAATGCAAGAAACATTGTAGGGAATAGATTAAACACATCCGGTGCAATTGGAGTGTCTTGGTATAAGCCAACTGGCAGGTGGAAGTCTTATGTTGGTTATAAAAATAAGACAATATCGTTAGGGTATTTCGATAGCAAAGAAGATGCAGCATTCATAGCAGCACTAGCAAGAAAGAAACTATATGGAACTTATGCGAGTAAAGCACTTAATTGCGAGCATGAGCTTTTATCTCAATTTAATAATGATGAGGATAAACTTGCGGAATATCTTAAGGAAAAATATAAAAGGACTCGAAAGCGTGTTAAAAAAAGATAAAGGCCTGCTGGTAATCGCAGGCCTTTTTATTTGGGGGAGAGGGAAGTCATGAATCTGGACAAGCAAGATGCACAAACTATTAGCTCATACATAAGGGCATCAAGACCAGATTACAAAGGTCCGGTATTCGTAGATTTATCTCGCCTTGAATAGATTTACATGTGGAAAGCAAGGTTACTTACGCATTTTGTTATTCGAACGATGACTAGCAACATTACAAAACCAATGTAACTGGAAGAGGTGAATATGAGCACACTCGCAGACCTTATTCATGCCGATATGGCTGAAGATGGAGCAAGGCGTAATAGGTACTGGAAATCATCGAGCCTTCCAGTTTGTGAAAGATTCAATCACAGGCCAAAACCAAAACGTAGCCGACGAGACAAAGTGTTGAAAAAACTCATGCAAATTAACATGGCTGGTTTTGTCAGATTCGTGAGTGAAACGACTAACGGTGATTGATATGGACGAATCAAGAAAGCAGTTTGAGGAATACGTTGCCAAAAAATTGAGATTACCATTCGAGATGATAACCGAGGCAAGAAATGGTGATAGGTACTTCGCATTTTCAAGCATGGATATTCGTCACTCCTTAAATGATTGGTGGGCTTTATGGCAGGCATCGCGAGCAGCTATTGAACTGGATATCGACTGGCCCGAATCGAATGACGACCTTTGGAAAGATGGTGAAGAAGGTGCTTATGCGATGGGTTATGAGGATGGGCGTGACAAAACGGTAATTGCAGTAATGAAAGCCATCAGGGCCGCAGGAATCAAAGAAAAGAATTTCGATTAAGCAAATATCACTTCAATAAATCGCTTTTAAGGCATCACAATCGCTCTGTGGTGAGGTAAGCACGTGCAAGGTATACCGATAAGCAGCGAGAATGAAAAATGCGTCAGAATGCGTTTGAGGAGGTTTTAAGAAATGAGTACGATAGCTGAGCTTGTCAGGGCTAATTTTCGTGAAGAGTTGGTGCGTTGGTATCGGTATCGTTCATCGTCCAGTTTGCCGCTTGATGAGTTGTATGAGCATTCACCTGCCGCACGACGCTATCCGCGTGACCGTGTTCTTCGACGGTTGTTCAAACTCAACAATGAGTTTCAGCGCAACAGAATTATCCGGAGTCTGGATTTTAAGTGAAGGAGTGAGCATGAGCGACCTATCATTAACCCAGCCAAAGCTAAAAGAATGTCCGTTTTGCGGCGGTAATGCTCGTCTGTGGGTTGAGGCCGGAATAAATATTGATGTGTGGGGCTATGCAGAATGTGACCTCTGTGAAGCCAGGGTGGCATGGGCACCATCAGTTGCTGCGGCTACTGAAAAATGGAACCGGAGAGCAGGAGATGAAGCAAACCTTTCTGCTTCGCAACGAAGCAATCAGAAATAACGCCATAGACGCCATTCTCTCACTACCCATCGACGACAAGTCACCCCACGAAGTCCACGTTAAAGAACCCAAGCGCAGCAAAGCGCAGAATGACCGCATGTGGCCGATGCTGAACGATGTTTCGCGTCAGGTGCTATGGCATGGTCAACGGCTGGCGCCGGAAGACTGGAAAGACCTGTTCACTGCCCTGTGGCTTAAGACCAAAAAACTGGAGCAAAGAAGTGCGCCTGGTATCGACGGTGGCGTTGTCATGCTTGGCGTGCGTACCAGCAAAATGCGAAAGGCCAGCATGACTGAGCTTATCGAAATCATGTTCTGGTTCGGCTCAGAGCGCAACGTGCGGTGGAGTGATGACTCCCGGCGAGAGTATGAATGGTCACAACGAAAAGGGAAGGCTGCATGACTATCAAATCAAATACGCCAGCACACGACAAGGACTGCTGGCAAACGCCGCTCTGGCTTTTTGATGCGCTGGATATTGAGTTTGGATTCTGGCTGGATTCAGCTGCGAGCGACAAAAACGCTCTGTGCGCTCACTGGCTAACTGAGGCTGACGACGCGCTAAATTCTGAGTGGATAAGCCACGGTGCAATCTGGAATAACCCACCGTACAGCAATATCAGGCCGTGGGTGGAAAAAGCCGCTGAGCAGTGCATACAACAGCGACAGACGGTAGTGATGCTTGTGCCAGAGGATATGTCTGTCGGATGGTTCAGCAAGGCTCTGGAGAGTGTTGACGAAGTTCGCATCATCACTGATGGACGGATTAATTTTATCGAACCATCGACAGGGCTGGAGAAGAAGGGAAACAGCAAAGGCTCAATGTTGCTGATTTGGCGACCGTTCATCAGTCCTCGACGGATGTTTACTACCGTATCCAAAGCGGCATTGATGGCGATCGGGCTGGGCGTCAGGAGGGCTGCATGAGGCGACAGCGACGAAGTATCACCGACATCATCTGCGAAAACTGCAAATACCTTCCAACGAAACGCTCCAGAAATAAACGCAAGCCAATCCCAAAAGAATCTGACGTAAAAACCTTCAATTACACGGCTCACCTGTGGGATATCCGGTGGCTAAGACATCGTGCGAGGAAAACAAGGTGATTGACGTGATGATTTATTCGGGGCTATATTCCTCAAACGCCAGCAAAATCTGGCGTCGGGATTGGCGTCCTGGATAGAGACCGCGACAGATACACGCCGCGAGCGTGTTTTTTATTGTCGTATGCACGCGCACATCTGAATTATGGTGGGCTGTGTGGGGGCGGAGAGATCCGCGCCGGTCGGTTTCCCGGTTACGCCAACCCTGCACAGTTCACCACCAGACGATTGGCGTCGTCGGTGGTGAGTTATTAAGAAACCACCAGAGGGCGTCATTATGACAACTAAAATTTCTGTTGAAACTCTCTCCCCGATCACCCATAACCAGATTCCTGTTATTACCACCGAACTTTTGGCGCAGCTTTACGGCACTGAGCCGGTGCGTATTCGCCAGAATCATCATGAGAACAAAGTACGCTTCGTTGAAGGGAAACACTTTTTCAAAGTTGTTGGTAATGACCTTAAAGAATTGCGGGTAGCTTTAAACTACTCACAAAATTTGCGGGTTACTTTAAGTAACTCACAAAATTTGCGGGTTACTTTAAGTAACTCACAAAATTTGCAACCATCTTTAAGAGGGTTACAAATTTCCCCGAAAGCCCGCTCCCTCATCCTCTGGACAGAACGCGGCGCAGCCCGTCACGCAAAAATGCTCGAAACCGATCGGGCGTGGGAAGTGTTCGAAAAACTGGAAGACTGCTATTTCAGCCAGTGCGAGAAAAATACTGGCAAACAAGAGAAGAAGCTCAACGGGCTTTCCGCAAAAGAAACAGACAGCCTTGTATGGCTGTGGGATTATGCCAACCGCTCACAGGCATTGTTCCGTGAGTTGTATCCCGCATTAAAACTGATTCAGTCTGGCTATTCCGGCATATGCCACGACTACGGCTATGAGTTCTCGTATATCATCGGGAGGGCGAGGGGCGTTTTAATTAATCACACGCGGGATATAGATATTTATGAGCCTGACGGGCCGACGAACCTTCTGGCATGGGAAAGGCTTAAGAACAAAGAGTTGCCGCCTTCACTGCATCGCTACTGACAATTGACAACTTAACAAACCCAGCTTCGGCTGGGTTTTTTATTGCTGAATTTTCAATGTGAGAGGACATGACAATGAATGAGCTGATAAATAGCAATGCCATCAAAATGACAAGCATTGAAATCGCTGAGTTGGTGGGAAGCCAACACGGTAATGTCAGAATATCAATAGAACGTCTGGCAAAGCGTGGGGTGATTCAACTTCCTTCAATGCAAAAAGTTGAAAATAAACAAACAATTAGCCCTAACAAATTCACAAGCGTGTATATATTCGAAGGCGAACAAGGTAAGCGAGACAGCATTATTGTCGTCGCTCAGTTGTCGCCGGAATTCACCGCTCGCCTTGTTGACCGCTGGCGAGAACTCGAAGGGGCAACCGCGAAAATACCACAAACCTTTTCTGAGGCATTGCGCCTTGCGGCCGACCTTGAAGACCAGAAGGCTGAACTGGAGAAACAGCTTGCTCTCGCAGCACCTAAAGTTGAGTTTGCCGATCGAGTTGGCGAGGCCAGCGGAATTTTGATTGGAAACTTTGCAAAGGTTGTTGGTATTGGTCCAAACAAACGGTTTGCGTGGATGCGCGATCACAAAATCCTTATTGCTTCAGGTGCCCGGCGCAATGTGCCAATGCAGGAATATATGGATCGCGGCTATTTCACAGTGAAAGAAACAGCGGTCAATACAAATCACGGAATACAGATATCGTTCACCACAAAAATCACCGGGCGTGGTCAACAGTGGCTGACAAGAAAGCTGCTAGATAACGGAATGCTTAAAGTAACAGGGGAGGCTGCTTAATGGCTAAACCAGCGCGAAGGAAATGCAAAATCTGTAAGGAATGGTTTCACCCGGCATTCTCAAATCAGTGGTGGTGCAGCCCGGAACACGGAACTAAATTAGCACTCGAACGACGAAATAAAGAACGCGAAAAGGCGGAAAAAACAGCAGAGAAGAAACGACGACGAGAGGAGCAGAAACAGAAAGATAAAATTAAGATTCGAAAACTCGCCTTAAAGCCCCGCAGTTACTGGATTAAACAAGCCCAACAAGCCGTAAACGCCTTCATCAGAGAAAGAGACCGCGACTTACCATGTATCTCGTGCGGAACGCTCACGTCTGCTCAGTGGGATGCCGGACATTACCGGACAACTGCTGCGGCGCCTCAACTCCGATTTGATGAACGCAATATTCACAAGCAATGCGTGGTGTGCAACCAACATAAAAGCGGAAATCTCGTTCCGTATCGCGTCGAACTGATTAACCGCATCGGGCAGGAAGCAGTAGACGAAATCGAATCAAACCATAACCGCCATCGCTGGACTGTCGAAGAGTGCAGGGC